GTAACCTTGCCATCCTTCTACAGCTACAGCAAACCCTATGATTTCTCCTTTACCTAAAGCCCAGCCAGCTCCTAATCCTTTAGTTATACCTTCATCTCTAGTTTCTAAGTCAATAGCTATTTCAGTAGCTCCAGTTAAATCTTTATACTCTGATGGGGAAGACCAGATATGTTTTTTAAAGTTCATGTTAAGTTGTAAGCCGCCCATTATTTTTCATCCTCATCTAAATTTTTAAGATCATAATCATAACTACCTTTTTCATGTTCATCTGTAATCCATTTAGCAGAATTTTCTACTGACCATTTTCTAGTACCTACAAGTCTATTGATTGCGTTTTCATGTGGGTTAACTCCCATAGAGGGATCATAAATTTTTAATCTATTGTTAGGTTGTATAGCATAATTACCATCATCTAATTCTATAACATGACCACACTTATGTTGATCTGGTTTTTCTGAATAGCCAAAAGCAAGTTCATTGAAATCGCCCCCACACCAATCTATTGTAAAAAGATATTTACCTTTTCTTTTTACTTTTCTTCTTGATGTATATTGCATAGTACAGCCAGCTATCTCATAAAATGTAGTTACAGAAACATTATAACTAAAACTATCCCACATAACTAATTCATCTAATGGTAATTCTTTTACTCCAGGTTCTTTACAAAAAGCAGATATAGGTGCTCTCCACCATATACCACCATCCTCCATAAGAAAATGAAACAAAGGTACTTGATTAGGTATAGAGCTAAAACCAAAGATACCTACTTCAAAATATTTATCATGTGAATCTTTTTGATCTCTTAAAAAGTTTCCTCTTACCCAACATTCTATTACAGGTATGTTTGCATTTAAGTACATTATTTTTTATCCTTTAGTTTTTTTATTTCTAGATCACAATAATGTTTTATTTTTTCTAGATCTTTTATTTTATCTTTGTTTAAATACCTACAAACATATTTAACAACACACCCTTGAAAGAAAGAGAGATTGTTTTTTGAAATAAATTCGTAAGGTTGTATGGTAAAGTTTTTATAATGATTGCCCCCTATTTGTTTATTCTCTGGGAAATCGTCTTTAAATATATCACTGTTTGTCATTTTTCTCCTGTACATATATTAAATAATCTGCACCCAATGGGTAATTATACTTATAGTCAGTTCTTAATAGATGTAAAGTTTTTCTTGCCCTAGTTGAACCTGTGTACCAAACTTTTCTTTCGTTAATTTTTTCTTCAGAGTTCTTATGTTTAAATGATGATGGGTAATTACCTTTACCATATAATACTACATTATCCTTTTCGTCTCCCTTAACTGAGTGTATCGTATCTATTATTATAACTGGATCTTTATTTAATTCTGCTTGACCATATCGTTTAAGTAATCTTATGAAGTGTCTTATTTGATTAGGCTTAAAGTTTCTTCTTAATATCCACCACCATTGTTTAGTCTCGGCTTCATCTGGTAAATCTAAACCACACCATTCTTTTAACTCTTTAAAATCATATTCTTGAAAGTCTGGTTGGTTAGACCAAAACTTTTCTGCTCTAAATTTAGGATCAGATAGTTCTCTTATATACTGATACATAACTTTGGCCTGCATCTTATTTAATTTTTTACCATTACTTAAATGTGTCCAGGCTTTAATAGCTTCCCATTGTTTAACATCAAAACATTTAACATCTTTATTATCTTTAAAATATAAACCTGCATCCTTAGCTAACATCCTAAGTTCATTAACACTACTATTTACCCTACCTAATATAAACCAACTACCTTCTATTTCATTAAATGGTATCTCAGTAAAATTTCTATAGCTCTTAACAGATCCTTCTTTCTCTGTATGTTCATATTCTTTTTCTTCACTATCTAATATACCTCGTCTTATTATCTGTGAAAATTTATGAATAGCTGCACCAAATCTTCTAGTCTTTCTTAACTTTACTTTTCGACCTGGAAAAAAAGTAGTAAAGTATTTTGGATCTGCACCATTCCATTTATATATACCTTGGTCATCATCCCCAGCTAAGTATATTCTTTTTACTTTATCAGCCATCTTATATATGACTGACCACTGTAATGGTGTGAAGTCCTGAGCTTCATCTATAATTAAAACTTTAAGTGCTGGGAAATCTATTTCATTAATAGCTCTACCAATCATATCATCAAAGTCTATAAAAGGTTTTTCCCCACCATGTTTTTTATAATGCTCGTAAGTTTTTATCTTTCTAAAAAATACATCTAATGAATCTTTTTTGTAAGACTCTCTCTTATAGGCTTCACTAGGCTCAACACATAAGTTTCTAGATTTACTATATATACCTAAAGACCAATCTTTATATAAAAAATTATCATCAGCTAATCTTTGATCACTTGTTTTAATTATCTTAGTCTGTAATGCAAAATCAATTGTACAATCTTTAGGATCAAATACATCTTCAGAAAAATATCTTCTGCAATAAGTGTGTAATGTTTTAAATCTGTAGAAGTCCTCTGTAGAGTATAATGGAAAAGCTTCTGTTGCTCTAGCTACTGCAGTATTAACCGCCTTGTTAGTAAAAGATAAGAAGGCCATCTCACTAGGAAGAATACCTTTTTTTAAATGACCCTTTAATACTTTTTCAATTAAGGTGTGTGTCTTTCCTGTACCGGGTGGTCCAAAAATCTTTATGGTTTTCTTATAAAGGCTTTTAAGTTTTTCAAGTTCTAAATTTTCCTGTGTGGTAGTCATCATCCATTTCAGTTGGCTCTTTATTTTTATTTTCTTGTTTAGATTTTATTTTCATATGCTCAACAAACTCAGGCATCTGAACTTTCCATACATTCTTAACACCCTCATGATACTCTAGTCTTTCACAGTTTAAAACATCTAAAGCTTCTTTAATACTTTTAAATATTTTTTTATTACCATGAAATCTTTCTAAAGTAATTTTTCTAAAGTAACATTCATTTGTTTTACTATCTAATATTACATAGTTATCTTTTAACTTATCAAAGTCATCTTCCTCTATATGATTTTCAAAGAAGTCTTTTAAGAAAGTGTACTTCTCCTCTTCAAGTGTATCTTCATATTTCATTAAAACATTTTCTTGAGCTCTAACTACTAACTCTCTTAATAATAATTCAAATGGTGCTGGACCAGACTTAGGTCTAGGTAAAGTCATCCAGTATATCCCATACCTTAATAATCTTGTTCTCCAAGACTTTTCATCTTTCATATCTTCTGGTGTCACAGAAACTTTATGACCTTGATACTCAAAGGTAAACTGTATTGACTTAGTATCTCTTACATATTCTATATCTTTAAAGTCCTCAATCATATCTGGTACTTGAGAACCAATACCTAAATGTCTAAACTTACATTTTTCTTTATCACATAATGGTGTGTTACATTTTAAAGCATAATTCTTTTTACTTACTGAGTTAGCTACTGTACTTATAACTTCTTTCTCTGGTAAGGGAGTGCTAAATATTTGTTTGTTTCTTTCTAGTAAAATCTCAGTAACTTCTTTTTTGGTAAGATTACCATCTGCTTTCTTCATTTCTAAAACACCCATATTAAAAAGTAAATCGTTTCTGTGATTACCAGTCCATGGTTCTGATATTAATTTTTGACAACAGGGTGGATATTGTTTCCAATTACTTTCTGGTTCGTATTCTTTAATTTTTAATTTAAGTAAATCTTCTATTGCTATTGTTTTCTGTTTAGCTAATTCTAAAAATCTTCCTATCAATACTGGACTATTGTTATCATCATAAGCATGTTCAGTAGTAGCATCCATATTAAAGTATGGCATGTTCATACATTTGTTCATTGGAAAAACTTCTAATGATTGAAAGAAAACATTATTCCATTCGTGTAAAACTTTTAAAATATCTTTTATAGGTGTCCAATCTTTTAGAAAAATAAATAAATGTAAACCACCAGACTTAGATCTAGCAGGTATTAAAGGTAGTTTGTGTTCTCTAATAATATCTACAATTTTCTTTTCACTAAAGCCTTTATAATTTTGTGGGTCTATATCTATACAACCCCATTTAACTACATCACCATTCTCAGGTTTTATTCCTATTCTTTGAGCACCTTCTAAGTGATCCTTCCACAGTTTAAGAGTAACAGGTTCGTGAACCGTGAAAGTTTTAGCAACATGCTTGCCCCGTTCATCTACCTCTCCAGTGAGAGAGGTAGTGATGAACAGTTCAGAGTTACCCTCAAATAAATTTAAGAGTTCCCTTTCCATTAGAACGGTGTAGCGCTCTTAGGTTCTTGTGCTTTATTGAGATCATCAGAAAAGTCTACTTTACCAAAGATATCACTCTTCATTGCTGATTGATAAAATGCTCTAGTAGTTTCTAAAGCTTTAAGATCCTTTTCAGGACTTAAGTATTTATCAAACTCAACAACCCAACCATACCAAGAATTCTGTGAGTTAGATTCTTTAGTAGTGCTTAGTCTGTAAGTGGTAGCCCAAGTAGGAGGTCTGTAAAAACCTTTAGCCCCTTGTACTCTTCTTGATTGCATCATAGAGTTCCAAGTCTTAGACTTTTTCTTTTGTGTAGACTTCATAGTTATCAATGCTTGTTCGATTGGACTGTAATTGTCATCCAACAAATAAACAAAGTGATTACCAGTATCCTCGATATAATTACCGTTAGGCAATCTATCTTTATTGTCTGCCGACCTTGTAGTTTGAGACATGACAGCTGGGTCAGTATGAATACCTACTGGTCTTCCTGGACTGTCTCCTTTATCTTTCCATTCATTAAAAGTATTAATGTAAAGACAAGGAACAACTATCACTCCTGTTTTACCTTTCCATACAGATCCTGATGTCTCACTCCATATGTCACCTTGTTTAGCAGTGTCCACATGTTTACCATCACTTTCATCAAGCACTGGTGAGTTTGCATATAGTATCTTTAGGATTGGTAGTTTTTGGTCTCGAGCTGTTACAAACTCTTGACCCTCACCAGATAGGGATTCTAGATCCATACTTGCTGGTAAGTTATCTGCTTTTTTTATAACCTCTTTAGCTTGAGGTTTCGTTTGCTCTTGTGGCATTGTTTACTCCTTCGTGGTTAGTTTCGTCTTGTTTGATACATAGGTCCCAAATAAGTCAGCAGGCACATTCTTACCTAATTCAATTTGCTCCTTAACAAATCCCTTTAAGGTACTAGGGTGCACTGATTCTTTTTGTTTGACTTCAAGACCTTTGTTTCTTAGTTCCTCCACCAAAGCCTTAGCTTCATTATCTTGGTTACGAGTAAAACTCATAGACACATCATTTTTAATTAATGATCCATGATTATTATCTCTCAACCAAGTAAACGCTTCATCGGTTTTTGATATAGGTATCCTTGCAGCGTAAAAAGGTTTGACCTCAACTTTTGTACCATCGTTGAGTTCAATCTTTTGTACTCCGGTGTTTTGCATCAAGTTTGGAATTGTCTGCTCAGAAAGAACGGTTTCTATTTCTTTAAGTTTCTTTACTTTTTCTTCTGCCGTTTTTATTTGTTCCTGAGTTTCTAATAACTTGTTGCAAGATTCGGCAATATCGTTGGTATTGCCGGTATCAATCTTTATGATTGACTCTGCTTCTAAGTCCATATGAACCTCCATTTCAGAAAAGGAATATATTAATTAATTGCAATATGCAAACAAATAATTTAAAAAGTTTCCGTGTACAATTATAAAACACAACCATACGAACACCAACGCCAAGCTCTTATTAAAGGAGCAGAAGCTAATAACTATGCCTATTTTATGGAGATGGGAACAGGTAAGACTAAGGTTGCAATTGATAACGCTTGTTGGTTGTATCTTCAAAATAAAATAAAACATGTATTTGTTATAGCCCCTAAAACTGTTTATTTAAATTGGTTAAAAGAAATTGAAACTCATTCATCGGTGGACCCTAATATTTGGACTTGGAAAGTTGATTCGGATAAGCTATTTAATTTTGGTGGTATAGATCAATTAAACTTTGTTCTTATGAATGTAGAAGCTCTATCACATAAGAGTGGCCAGAAATGGTTAGAGTCTAAATTAGTTAAGTATGGTTTACAGTCTATGTTAATTTTAGATGAGAGTACTACTATTAAAAATAATTCAGCATTAAGAACTAAAGCTATTGTTAAATTAGGAAGCTTTCTAAAATATAAAAGAATACTTACAGGTTCTCCTATAACTAAGTCACCTTTAGACTTATATACACAGTGTGCATTCTTAGATAAATCTTTACTAGGCTACGATAGTTATTTTGTTTTTAGAAATAGATATGCTGTTATGCATCAAGTTGATATGGGAGGTAAGGTAGTTATGTTTCCTAAATATTATACTAATCTTGATGAGCTGGAGAATAGATTAAAAAACTTTTCATATAGGGTAAGAAAAAAAGATTGCTTAGATCTACCTGATAAAGTTTATGTTCAAAGATATATAGAATTAACTGATGAACAAAAACAAATGTATTCAGATCTAAAACGTAAAGCCATGACTATTATACATGATGAGACAGTTAGCTTTAGTAATAAACTTACAGAAGTATTAAGACTACACCAAATTACTTGTGGCTTTCTTAATACAGATAGCGGTCAAATACATGAGTTTAAAAGTAACCCTAAACTAAAAGAGCTCCTCAACATATTGGAGGAGACAGAAGATAAGTGTATTATATGGGCTAACTATGTTTACAATATTGAGATGATTAAAACTAAATTAGAGGAGCGCTATGGAAAAGAGGCAGTGGTTTCTATATACGGAAAAGATTCAGTTAAAGTTCGTAAGAATGCTGTTGAACGTTTTCAATCTGATGATCGATGTCGCTTCCTCGTTGGGAACCCTACTACTGGTGGTTATGGTCTTACCCTTACTGCTGCTAGGAATGTTATTTACTATAGTAACAGTTACAATCTTGAAGTCAGGCTCCAGAGCGAAGATCGTGCTCATAGAATTGGTCAAAGTTCTAAGGTCACATATATAGATTTAATTGTAAAAGATTCTATTGATACAATGATACTAGGATCACTTGAAGGTAAAGTTAAAATTAGTGCTAAGACTTTAGGTGAAGAAGTTATGAAGTGGCTTTAACTGATTTATTAAGATGGTACGTTTCAACCTTTTCTAACCATTTCTCTTCATACTCTTTTAATTTAGATTTATTCATTTTAAATTCTTGATACAAACCATCCTTAGTACAAATAGATATAACCCCTTGTTCTATTGGTCCATACTGTTCCTTATGTGCTAATGAGTATGCTGAAATTTGTAAATAATAATCCTCTATATATTCTTCTCTCTTAGGTTTATTACTTTGTTTGAAATCAATTATTGAAGGCTTACCATCATGTAATCCAACTAAGTCAGTTGATCCAGCCCATCTATCTTTGTATGCAAGATTAACTTCATTACCCCATACAACTTTTAAAGGTTCTAGATTATCAATAATCTCATGAGCCATCAATCTAGCCTTAGCTCCTTTTTCAGATAAGTTTAAATAACCTACACCATTAATATAATTTTCTAATACATAGTGCATCTCAGTTCCCCTAGTTGCAGCTTGAGTAGTAATAGCTTGAGCCTCTGCATAACCGATTCGTTCCCGCCACCTATCGAGTGATGCTTTCTTTTCTGGACTTTGGGTAGCAGATAATATGGTTGTAACACTTGGTATTTTTTTGTCATCTACGTTATAGTGCCGTGAACCGAGGTCGTTGTCTCTAGTATAACTTTTATAAGGATACTTATCTTCTCGTTTAAGATCAGTTACAAAGAATTTAGTTTTTTCTCTAATAAGACGCACAAGGTCTTTTAGAATACTTTAAAAAATAAAGCAACAATTATTCCCATCATAGATGTTAATAAAAAACCAGTAGATGCAATAACTATTTTTTCTAGTCTATGAATATCATCATGCATATCTTTTATTTTTTTATTTGTTTCTCGTTGCATATATCTACAAAGTTTCTCGTGATCCGTGATCCGTTGATGAGCTAATTTATCTGAGTGATTAGTTTTTTTTAAAGACACTTACTATTCCACCTGTCTTCATTTGGCCCATACTATTAGCAGCTAGTGCCCCGTCAATATTACCAGAAGCTAAGGCCATTCTTGCTTGTGGATTAATTCCTGTCTGTCCCACATTACCTGGAGTAACATTAGGTAAATTTAAATTAGATCTTGCAGGAGCTGCTGCTGTTTCAGTAATAGTTTCTTCAGCTACCTCTACTGGTATTGCTGGTGCTGCTTCCGGTCTACCTAACTCTCTTGGAGTAGGGCCTTCAAAAACTCCTGTAGCAAAAAATTGTTCGTACTGATCTTTATCACCTTCTATATTATCCATAACAAGTTTTGCTTGTTCGGGACCTACTAAACCTTGGCCTACTAAACCAGTTGATAGTTGGGCCATATATCTTTTGTACTTTCCATAATTATCTATTTTCATAGGACCTTTACCTAAACCATTTATTAATAGCTTAGTAATTTTAGGAGATGCAAATGCTCTAGCAAGAGCCCAAGGAGCAAGTACAAACATTCCTGCAGTACCTGGATCAATATAGCCTCCACCTCCAGCTAATATTCCACCTATCTGAGTTACTGCCCCAGCTTGTTTTAATTGAATAAATATTTTACCAGTTCCTTCTCCTGCTGCTCCAGGAGCAGTTGCTCTACCTGTAGTAAACTTTAAAGCTTCTGCATAATCTTTTATATTTGTTCTTTGAGATGTAGTTAAAAAATTACCATCATTTATTAAATCTTTATGTGCTCTTAAAAATTTAGAAGCTCCAGCTGCATTTAAAACTTGATACTGCCCTTCTGTTTTTTGTGAAATATTTAAAAAGTTTTTTAAAAATTGTCCTTGGATACCTGATTTTATTATCTCTCTATCTGGAAACAGATAATGAGTTTTTTTAGTTCCTGGAATTGTCACCTTACTATCTAAAAGATCCATAAAAGACTTTGTAAAACTTTCTTTATTTGCTACTACAATTTGATTATATAAATTTTCTTGACCTACATCAGTTTTTAATATTTTTTTTGCAATAGCATTATTAAAAGATTTAACACCAAATTTGTTAAATGAATTTAATTGTCCACGTAATATATTTAAATCTGCAGGAAGTTTACTTATCGTAGTATCATTTAATATACCCTCCATTCTTTTCATGACTTCTGCTTGAACTACTTTAGCCTCACCCTCATAAACATTAGAACCTAAAGTTCTATAAATTGTACTAAGCTCATTATAATTTGTTCTAGGGCCTATTGCCATTACCTGTCCTAAAATTTCTCTTACTTTAGGGGCGGTAGTAACCTTAGCGTATTTTGCCATCATATCGTCAGTATATTTACCTAAGTTACTTACAACTTCATTTGTACCTGTACGGGCATCCCACACATTTAATTTTGGTTTAGCACTTGGCCCACCTATATCAAAATCAAATTTAGGATTAGGGGTACCATCCGCTAGTGTAGTAACTTGTTTTACCTTTGCACCAAACTCATCATAAGCTCTCATTTTTATATTGTTGAATAATTTTTGGTTATTAGTTACACTATTTTGTAATAGTATACCTACCTGTAAACCAGTATCGTCTATATTATTAACCCCTTTTAAAGCTATATCTGTAAATACATCAAGACCTTCCATTACAGTTTGTTTACCCATTTCTTGAGCAGATCTAATAGCACCTGATCCAAATAGAGCTGAACCAGCAATTCCTTCCATCATATCAATAGCACTATTTTGAGTCATTACCCCAGGAGTAATATTAGCCTTTTCTACATCAGCAAAAAATTCTGTTCCCCTTTTAGTTATAATAGTATCAGTAACTTCTTCTATTAATTTTGGATCTTTTAAAATTGCCATCTGCTGTTCAGTGAAAGCTTTTCCACTTTTAGTTTTACCTGCTGCAAAATCATCTATCATTGATTGAGTAGGTCTAGCTTTACCTGCTCTAATATCTTTTAGAATAGAAAAAAATTCTTTATCTCTTTCAACAATTGAAGCAGCTTGTTGAGCTCCTGTGATTGTATGTAAACCTTTACCAGTAACTTTGTTATACATTTTTGCTAAACCACCAGCCATACCAAAACCAAGAACTTCACCAAATCCCCCTTGGATAGCTCCTCTAGTAACTTCTTTTACAATACTTTCTCTAGGATCAAAAGTCTGTGCAATAGCTGCACCAGCTCCACCCCCTACTGCAGCACCTGCTGTAGCTCTTCCAACTTTACCTACTGTCTTAGCTGATATATTTAAAAGAGGTCTAGCTATTCTTGCTATTCTTGCAGCTGTCACTGCTGTCACTGCTAATGAAGAACCACCAGAAAGAGGAGCCATTGCTATTCCCGCTAAACCACCGGCTATAGATAAACCTACCTCAGTTACAATTCTTCCAAAACCTGGACTCTTTAAAAAACTTTCTGTATCCTTATTATACTTTCCTTTTTGTGCATCACTTAAAACATCTTCTGGAGTTATCATCATTTCTAACTCTTCATCAAAAGATACACCATCTTTACCCTTTAAAGATTTAGCTCCAAAATAAGACTCAATAGCTAATGATTCTTTTTCAGTGGGTTCGTCACCTTTAATTCTAAATTTTTGATCGCTAACTACAATTTCACCCATACTAATCCTTAGTTACCAGTGACATCAATAACATCACCATCTTTTTTAATTGTTATATCTTGTGTAAGATCTAAATAATTTGAAGCACCTTGACCTGATGTTTCCATAATTTCCATAGCTGTTGTAAAGTCAGCATTATTATCTTCAGCAATTGCTATAGCATCTGCAAAGTAACCATCCAAAGCTAGCATCTTACCTTCAAAGGTAGCTTCCGTATCTCCTACTTGAGGAATTAATCTTTCGATTCTTGCTGCTTCTTCTTCAGATACAGCTGCACCAGAAATAGCTTGTGTTACAAATGAAGTAGCCGCTTGTATTCTAGATTTAAAACTACTATATCTTTTTGCATATTCAGAACCTCCTGCTTTTCCTATAAAACCTTTTATTCTACCAGCATCCATAAATCCCACAGGTTTATTTAAATCCATATAATCTCCCTGCACTTTAGATAAAATTGTTCTTACTCTTTTAGCACCATCTCTAGATTTAAGCTGTTCAGCGGAAGGTTTACTTACAATATTTATTTTTCCATCTGCACCCACTTGAGCTACGGTTCCTTTAGATAAACCATATTCTTTTAATTCAAAATCACTCATAGTTCTAAAACCTTTACCACTAGCTGCTTTGGCTTTTTCTACAGCTAATACTGTAGCTGGAAGTTTTTGAATACCTTCCCCTAAAGAAGATAATGTAGAGCTTATACCAGATCCTGTACCTTGTAATAAAGGACCTGCCAGTGTTGCAGCGTACAGAGCTTTTTCTTTTCTACTTAAACCACCCTCATTAAATTTTTTAATAACTGTAATGCCTCCTTGACTAAACTGTTTAGGTTTATTCATTTCAAAATATCTTTTTGCAAATAGTTTTCTAGTTAATACTTTATCCATAATATTATGCTTGTTTTGGTTGCATCATGTTATAAGCCGAGTAAGCACCTAGACCTGTTCCTAATGCTTGTGATAATGGATTAGCACCGGGAGCCGTGGTTGCTGTAATCGAACTTTGAGTTGTCGGTAAATTAGTCATGATACCTTTTAAGAACTCTACTCTTTGATAAGGCTCATAAGCTTTTTGTAATGCTGTTTGTCTTGTAGCTTCTAGTCCTGCTTGGCCTACACCTCTTTGTAATGCACCTGCTTGCATTTGTTGATTTATATCGCCTCTAGCCATATTTGCTTGTTGTTGACCAAGTTGTGCTTGTTGTAAACCTAATTGTCCTAAACCTTGTCCAGCTGATAATTGAGTTTGAGTTTGTAGTCCTAATTGATTAGCGGCTAAACCTGCAGCACCTTGAAAACCTGATGCTAAAGACTCACCCATCTTACCTAATGTCTGAGCTTGTAATTCTGCTTGTTGAACACCTTCACGTCCTCCACCATACGCACCAGAGTTGACTGCATTAGCAGCTACTTGGTTAGACATTATTTGTCCTTGTCTACCAATTTCATTTGTTACATAAGATTGATAAGGATTTAAAAATTGATTTATATTAGGTCCACCTGCTGCAGTTGATTGTGCTCCTGTAAAAGATGTATTGGCAGCACCCAAAGATCCAATACCACTAGTAACCCCAGATGCTCCTACACCAGTTGTTCCTGCTTGTGTAATACCTGACTGCTCTAAAGGAGTTAAAGGTGCAACTTGAAGACCTGGTAAATTTACAGGGCTTGTTGCTAACTTAGCTGCTTGATCATAAAGACTAAGTTTTCTTGCTTCTACTTCTGGAGCTTCTCTTGCAATGTTTGTTTGTGTTCCAGTTGAAGTAGTACTTCCACCGCCACCCCCACTAGATCCTCCACCAAATATAAAACTCATTATTTAATCTCCTTAGTATATAAATATCTTTTAACTTCCCAACCCTTAGTCTTTAAAAAGTTTTGCCAACCCGGTCTAGCATGCACTGCAATTTTCTTAGCATCATTTTGAATTGCTAAATGCTCTATCATTTCTGCAGCTTCATCTTGCCATAAATGTCTTTGTTCACCTTTTAATAAAATAACTTCTACTTGTTTATAGTTAGGTAAGGTCGTGATCCGTGTAACAAAAGTTCCGAACACTTTATGTTTTTCACCATCATCTGAGCCAAACATAACAAACAACTGAAGGTGTCCTAAAAGAATACCTTCTTTTAAATCTGTAATAGACATAGGGTCACCATCATACTTTAAACCTTCTCTCAACATAAATTCTACTAATGTCCAGTAGTCATTTAATTGTTTAGGTTCAATGTATAATACACCTACTTCTTTTTTAATTTTTAGTTTGCTTTGCGCCATCTGTTAACTCGTATATTCTTTTTAGTTGTGATTGTTGATTGTAAAAAAACTTTGCACCTTTTGCTCTCATATCTTTAAAATCGCTAGGGCTTGCGCCAGACATAATACCAGCACCTAAGATAGCATCTGCTCTAGACACAAACTCTCCATCCGCTAACTGAGCTAACATTGTATCTTTATCTTTATTTCCCATACCAGTTTCATCTTCTATATAACCACTAGCTTTTTCGTATAAAGAATAATCTTTTTCGTCTTTAACTATTTTAGAAGGTAAGTATTGAACACCTCCTTCATTAAATTTTTTAATTTCAGCTATACCACCCTGTGCTGCATAAAATGTGTTAGCGTCAGGAAAAGGGTTATAGTTAGTTGTTTCATTAGCTGGAACAAAAGCTCCTTCTAGTTTTCCACTTTCTCTAGCATAAGCATCTTTGTAATCTTGTTCTGAGAACGGAGGTTCTTGTGGTTTATCATCTGTAAATAAAGATTCAACCAAAGGTGCTGCTGATGTAACAGTAGCTAATTTTGCAAACGGTGACATCCCCATAAATCCTGAACCTTCTACACCTTGTACGGCTGCTGCGGTATCTGTAGCTTCTTTTGCTGCTACTGCTTTGTTACCTATTAAAGAAGTAAGACCTCTACCTGCTGTTGTGCCTTCTTTTATACCTGACATAGAAAAAGGTATTTGACCTGCACCTCCTCCAAAACCACTTATCATTGATGACCCCGGTAAAGCTGACATACTATATAACTGAGAACCGCCCCCTACTATGAATGCGTCTCTTAATGATCTTTTAGTTGATTTCCCTCTAAGTTTTTGTACGCCAAACGTGGCTAGTGCTAATGTAAATGGATCCATAATTTAATCTATAGTTTATGGCTAATTCTACCATTTTAGTCTATTCGTTTCAA